CAATCATCTAGGTTAAGGTCATGGTAGCCTATCGTATCTTCTAGCATAGCATTATCTTCTATGGCTCTTTCAATCCTTTGCTCGTGGTTGCCAATAGTAAATACCATACGAGGCTTCCACTGTTTCTTCTTGTTTACTTTTAACCTTTCACGCTCTGCTCTGATAGGTTGTAAGAATAAGTCCATAGCCAAGTTACCCGCATCTATGTCCTTCTTATATCTCCTACCTTCAAAAGATGCTTTGCCTTTATCGTATGAACAGAGGGATTCCATATCCCACCAATCACCTATCATTACCACTACATCTGGTTTCTTAGATGCTATGTACCTACCTGCGTACAGCAAGTGGTCTAGTGGTACATCAGGCTTAACCTGTGTATCTGGTATCACGCATATTTTCATAATCAATACTCCTCTTCATCACCATAGATATCACGCATGGCATCTGATAATGCTATTGCTTGTTCAACGGATAGGAGGTCATCATCAAAATCTATCTCCCCTCGTTGAAATTGTTGCTCTACTCTGTCACTCAAGAAGTTGTTAGGTAATAACCCCTGTACTTGTAGGTCATTAATAACATCTATCATTTCATTGACAGTTAGTACAGCACCATCTCTACAAATCTTGCAGGACTTCATTCCTTTAATTATTCTGTACTCAGGATTACAAGTACCGCAGGAAATGCAATAAAGTGTATCCATCATTTTCTTGACTCCTTTAACCAATCTTTAGGTAGTGCTGTACCAAAAGCAAATTTGATACCATGATCGTTACACCAATCAGAATATCTTTTTCTTTTCTTTTTAGTACACCACTGATCACGCATAAACAACATACGAATGTCAAGGCTTGGATTCTCTTTTACCACTTGAGCCATCTTAGTTCTATCAACTGAAGTGAATCTACCTTTTGCTTCTACTATAATTGAACCTATTATAAAGTCAGGTGTATATACTTTGTGAACAAACACTACACTAGATGAACAAAACTTACATCTACCTTTCTTACTTAAATAGTAGGGTATCTTTATAGTTTCGTACTCAAACTTAATTCTTCTATCTTTTAAATCTTTAGCTATATTAGTTTCGTATTTACTTCTGTACTTGTTCATAACTAAAATCCATTGGCATTTGTTTGTTTTTTTGTAATATCCACAAGAGTTGGCTATTCTGAACGCATCTGTTACGACCTTCATCATAACCAAACTCTTCTATATATCTATCAATAATCATATTATCCCAATTTTTTCTTGGGGTATTATTTAAGATCTTCTTTGCTTTGACATTACCCAAACCTCTAATACCTAAGATGTTATCTGCACTGTCACCAGTCAGCATCTGTTGATAAAAGAATTCAGTGCCTTGCTTTTTAGTTACAGTTGTAAAAGTTTGCTTTACAAAATTGTAATGATTACCTTCACACATCAACAAGTCTTTATCTATGCTGCATATCATAGTACCAGGATCTTGTTTAAGACCTAACGCATCATCAGCTTCTATATTATCTACCACTTTAGCTTTGTAAATACTAATCAAGTAGGTACGGATAGCATCAAGATGAACTGGCTTGGCAATGTCTTTCCTATTGCTCTTGTAGTCATCTCTTACTTTGTTACGAAAGGTTGTCTTAGGTGTGAGGTATATGGTGTAGCTATTGCAGCCACAATCCTCTATTATCTGATTGACATAGAGCTTAGTAGAATGGAGAGCATAAGGTTTAGGGTCAGCCGTAACCAACCCTGTTTCCTTATCCTTCTTCTGACAAGCAAAGCCTACCCTGTAAGCTATGATGTCACCATCAATGAGGGCTTTCACTTAGAATGGAACAGCATCATCAAAAGTTTCTTCTTCTATTACTGGCTGTGGCTCTTTAGCTGGTGCAACATTACCAGTAATACGCTTATCGTGAACGTGTTTAGCTAATCCAAACAAACTTTTAATAGCAGGGCTGTCAACATCTTCAGAGCCAGCTATAGCAAACTCAGTAGTAACAGCTTTATCTACCTTAGAACGATACTTGCTAGGAATAGCAGTAATACCAGATACATTATCGTACACAGCTCCATCTTTGTGAACGTGTTTGATAATAATATTAACTGGTTCACCTAATACTGATTCCCAATCAGCAGTTGTATCTTCTTTAGCAGTAGGTACAAAAGCCTTAAAATAATCATACTCTGTTGACAAGCCAGACATAGTACCAAATATATTAAAAGGTTTTGACCAAATAATTCTAGGTTGTTCTACATCATCTATTTTAATAGTAGAGCCTAGAACTTCAAAGCACAGAGATATTTGTTGTGCAGGTGGTTTAACCTCACCCTTGTACTCTCTGTTTTGCATACCCAAGTCAGCTACATAGATTAACCTTGTTTCATGTTCGCCTTCTGTTAGATTCTCATACTCCATGGTGCTAGCGGCCCTTGGTTGTGACTTTCTTTCAAATCCCATCTTAATCTCCTTAATGTATTTCTGAGTAGTTGTTACCAAATTGTACATCAACCTGCAACTCTCGATTCAATTTTAACATACGATTTACTTTTTTTATACTATTTTCCAACAATTTCACACACTTATCTCTATTGCCTTTCTTTACCTCCAATATTATTTCATCGTGAAAGTTAGCTGTTAGTTGCTCCCTTTCTTTTAAGATGAATCCTACCCACATATCAAACAAGTAAGTTCCTGTACCCTGACACAATGTACTGAACTTATCCTTGTCGCTTCTTAAACTGTACCATAGCTTAGATACAGGATTGTACTGCCAGGTACTACCTTCAACTTCTTTATTTACCATGCTGTCACTGATAGCCTTAACACTCCAGTTCCTTTTCCAGTATGCTTCACTGATTACTTTGGCTTCCTTCATAGTAATACCCAACTGTTTTGCTAGGGTTTTAATTCCTGCACCATACTGAAGTGCATAGTTACCACCCTTGTAGTTGTATCGTAACTGAGAAATCCTATCAAGTTTGTTACCGCTCTTGTAATCTTCTACTTCTTGTTGAGTAACAGCTTTAGCAGCTAGTGCAAGATCAAGATGTGGATCAAAGTCTGGTGTACTCATTTCAGTTACATAATCAGGGTCATGATCCCACATCAGGTGTTGCTTGACTCTATCCTCCAGGCTACACATGTCACTGCCACATAATTCTGTATTATCAGTTTTAGCTGTCAATAAACCTCTAATTTCTAATCCGTAAGGCTTTCTCGCAGAGGGTAGATTAACGCATACTGCATGTTTAAATCTAAGAGTGTTAGTTAATCCTTGTATACAAGCCTGTACAAAGCCATTCTGCTCATTCTTTAGTAACCCTTTGACCAACCCTATACGATGCTTAACAACTGCCATAGAATCGAGAACTAAGACCTCTGGGTGTAGGTCGGATAATTTCTTAATAGACTTACACAATTCTCCATCTTTAGTTTTTACTTGGGGTATCTCCCTGTCATCTACAAAGTTGAATGTCATAGGCTTCCAACCTAAAGTAAATAGCCAGTCTTTAATCTGTTTACTACTGGTAGGGTTAGGTTCTTCTTGACCTACTACTTCTTCTATCTCATGGTCGTACTCAATAGTAAACCCATTGTCTTCTGCTAAGACTTTCCATCTCTCACCTGCCACAGATAAACTTCCATCTTGTTTGAAGGGTAACTTGGGTCTTTTACGCTTTGCTATCTTAGGAACTGTAGGCATAACTTTAGATAATTCATTGATTGCTTGCTCGTTCTTTAGCTCTAACTCATTGAGTAAGGTGTTAGCTTTATCTACATCTAGCCTCCACCTAGATTGTTCTTGAAGCATACCCATCTTCATCTTGAATGAGAGGTAACGAACTAGTGGTTGATAGTCACCATCATAAATCTTAATCAACAAAGACTTCTGTAAACCCCATAGCTTAGTGTTAATCTTCACATCTTCTTTACACCTGTGAATGTACTCTTCTCTTGTTAAGTTCTCCCAATCAGTAATGACTGGCTTCTCAATGTTTAAACGCTCACCCCACTGCTCTAAGCCATGCCTGTTAATTGTAGGAAACAAGTACCAGGATAGAGCTAAGGTATCTATTAGTTGAGCTTTAATCTTTATATTTAACAACCTTTCGATAGTTGGTATGTCGTAACGAATAATATTATGTCCGATAAGCACATCATCACTGGTAAGGTTATTAAAGAAGAATCTATTTACTTCTTCACCATTAGCAATCATGCAGTGGATTTTTGTTGCA